ATCATCAAGTAGTTTCAAAATTGCTTCCCTTTTTAAGAGTGACTCTTTCATATAGCTCATGAATACCTCTTTAATATTGCAATAGATTGATTTAACTCACTCTGAAGGCGGGCTACTTCAACCTTATCTCTTCTCTGTTTCTCTTCTCTTAAGACCCTGGTAGCCTTAACAAACTGCTCTGTCCTGGCTTCTAATCGTCTTTGATATCTATTCATGACGCCTCCACGCTATGTATGAATACAATGATTGATACAACTATCACTGCAATACCAACCATTGGATGTATGGTATCGGCTACTACCAGGATTGGACCAACAACCAATGGTATACATAACCAACTAAACCCATTCTTCACCACTTCCATCACTAACAAAACAACAGTTATTAACAATGGTGCTATCACTACCCCACCGGCTTCTATCAATAACCCTATCATCACACCTACTATTAAAGACATCACATACTTCACTTCTATACTCCTATACTCAACAAGATCATCTCTATTCTCTCTCTCTAGCTTACTCACAACACCACTAGAGTCTATAACTATGCAAATTGCATAGCTCAAACATACACAACCCTTGTGAATACAAAAAAATAAGACAGGCCAGGTATGAAACCCAACCTGCCTCAGCGGCTACTACCAGTCTATGCCTTCAGCTACCAATTGCTGTAACTTGGGATACTCTATATATGCCCGCAACGCAATCCATACCCTCACAACGTCCTTAGGACTCCTGAGAGACCCGGTATCTCTCACTCTATCCAAGAAAGCAACCGACTGCTTCTCAACAGCCCGCCCCTCTTCCGTTACCTCATAGGCGAAAGAAGAGATGAGATGAGAAGACCAGGCAAAGGCCCCACAAGCTTCAGAGAACCCTGCATAATCCTCTCTAAGTGCGGTTAAGAAGGTCGAGAGGATAGAAGGAGAGAGTCCATGCTCTCTCATCGACAAGCCAGCCAGTGGCTTCCAGTAGCTCGCATCCCATCTATCATCCCAGTACTGCTGCTCCATAGACTCGAAGTCTGCCTTGAAATCCGCATAATCCTTAACCGTTAATTGATCTTTTGTCATCTCCATTTGATGACCTCCTAAGTATGTTCTAAGCCGTTGTTGGCTCACCGAGCCAACCAACAACGGTACGATAAAACACCGCTACAACACACTTAGACCAACCCCAATGACCCATCGGCTAACTTGTATAGGGAACAACATATATACTTAACCCCCGAATAAAAGGGCTCTAAGTATTCTCCAGGCCACTTAGGCTCTTAAAACACGGGGTTTATACTTGAAGGCTATTGATCTAAGTAGGTTCTAGGGGACTTAGAGTAGATGCGTTATACTTAGAGAGAGGCTGAAAGCAGCAGAAAGACAGGATAATGCTAGTTTAGTTCATTATTGCCGGAGGCTAGAGGAAATCTAAGTGTGCTTAAAGGCACTTAGGCATCCGTTTTACGGGGTTTATACCAAATGGGGGATGGTGAATATTTTATGCTAGTTTGTTTATTATTGGAGGAATGATGATAAGGCCGACAGAGAAGCAGGAGTTGTTTATACAGAGTGATGTGTTTGAAATGTTTTATGGCGGAGCTCGTGGGGGTGGAAAGACATTTGCATGTTTGATGGACTTTGCGGGAGTGGCACAGGCCCATGGGAGGTTTGCCCAAGGGATGTTGTTTCGTCGTTCTTACAAGGAGTTGGAGGAGGCGATTAAGATATCGAAGGAGATGTATAGGGGCCGGGCCAAGTGGAGAGTAGGGGATAAGACCTGGACGTTCAAGAACGGAGCGACATTGAGCATGAGGTTTTTGGAGAGGGATGATGATGTTGAAAAGTATCAAGGATTTTCTTTAACCAATATATATTTTGATGAGCTTGGGAACTATCCCACTTCATATCCATATCTCTTTATGCTTTCCAACCTTCGGTCTGTTGAGGGAGTACCGGCATATATCAGGGCTACGGGGAATCCTGGTGGTGTTGGAGCGTGGTGGATAAAAGAGAGATTCATTACGGGGAAGGAGCCGAACAGGATTTACTACGATGAGGATGGGAATGGTCGTATGTTCATCCCTGCCCGTCTTGAGGACAATCCTCGGCTTATGGAGACAGACTATGCAAAACGCATGAAGCTCTTACCTCCCCATCTCTACAAGGCATTTCGATTAGGGGACTGGGATATCTTTGCCGGTCAGGTCTTTGAGGAATGGGATCAGGACAGGCATGTTGTAGATCCTTTTCCAATGGACCCATCATGGTATCGTTTCGCTTCCATGGACTGGGGGTATGCCAAGCCCTACGCTATTCTCTTCTGGGCTGTGACCAATGAGGGGAGGATGGTTCTCTTCCATGAGATGTATGGAGGAGAGAAGGCTAATGAGGGTTCCAGAGAGCAAGCCAGTGATGTAGCAAAACAGGCTCACAACATGGCTTCATTCTTTGGAGTAGAGGATATGGTGGCAGACCCGGCTATCTGGGCCAATCAGGGCTTTAGTGAAGAATCAGTAGCCAATATTTTTTCTGAGTACTTTATTATGCACAAAGGAATCAATGACAGGATCAACGGCTGCTATAGATTCCATGACTACTTGAAGACCAATATGATGGATGGAGGACCAATGCTGATATCTTTCAATACGGCAAAGAACTTCATCAGAACCATCCCCACTCTCACTGCTGATAAGAAGAAGACAGAGGATGTAGATACCAATACTGAAGACCACGCTTACGATGCAGCCCGCTATGGGATAATGTATATGAAAGATATTGGCGGCAATGATGTGTATACTGAGAGTAGGGATGAGAAGGTAGATCTTCTCCGTCGCCATTTAGGAGGACAGTAATGGATACGCTATATGAGAGAGTGAGGAGAGTTTACAACCATAACTATGATGAGAGGAAACGCTGGGAGCCGTTGTGGTATGAGTGTGCCAGGTTCGTTACTCCTGAGTTTATGGACTTCACTACCGGCAATAAGATATGGAACCCCAAGGATCTCATAGGTGATTCAGTCTATGACGGTTCGGCAAGGATAGCAGCGGGCATGGCTTCTTCTGGGATGTATGGCTATGCCTGTAACCCTGCCGATGAATGGGTGTCTGTCTCTGTTTCGATGGGAGATGGGATGAGCAAGTCTCCATTAGTAAGAGACTGGGAGACTAACGTCAATATTTTATTGATGAGAACATTTGAGAAGTATGATCTGTACAGGGAACTTATCCCTGTCTTCAACTCTATTATGTCGATTGGTACTGCTTCAGTTTCTGTAGAGGAGCCGAGAACTCTGGATGGCATACGTTATAGGTTCTGGCATCCTGGTGACTATTCGCTTGGGGTTGATGGATATAATATTGTGAATCAGTTTGGAACTGAGTGGGAGTATGAGGCCCACCAGCTTATGACTCTCTACACCCGTCCTGAGCTTGGTGAAGAACTCTTTGAGAAGATACAGAGCAACCCTTTTGAATTGTATAAGATTCAATATGTGGTGATGCCTAACGCTCTCTACGCTCCGGGTAATCCATTTGCAAAGAAGATGCCTTGGGCTGGCTATCATCTCCATCCAGTGGACAAGAGGATCATGAGGCAGGATGGATTCATGAGTTTCCCTGTTGCAACATGGCGATGGTCAACTCAGGGGAGACTGGCCTACGGCTTCTCTCCAGCTGCCAAAGCAATGCCGGATGTTTACGTTCTCAACCAATCAGCCCGTACCAGATTAGAGGCAGAGCAGAAAGCTGCTGATCCTCCCATGAATATCCCGAAAGAAATGAGAGACGACTATCACTTGGGACCAGGTGGTAGATCATTCTATCGCTCACCTGAAAGGCTAATCTTTCCTGTGAGCAACAGGATTGATTACCCGGCTGCTATAGACGCAGTGAATAGATACTCTCAGTTGGTCAACCAGCACTTCTTCACAGACTTCTTTCTCTCTCTTGTCTCTTCCACAACCCGGCGTACTACTATAGAGGTAACAGAGATCATGCAAGAGAAGGCTGCTATGCTCTCTCCAATGATCACTTCAATGAATAGCTTCTTGGAGATTATCACAAGAGAAACTCTCAAGATACTGGCGAAGCAAGGCAAGCTACCTGAACCTCCCAAAGAGATCATGGACAAAGATCTTGATGTGACCTTCATCGGGCCTCTTGCAGTAGCCCAGAAGAACGCACAGATTCAGAAGAGAATCCTTTCACCAATCAATACTTCTCTCTCCTATGCCCAGTTTGATAACTCAGTCATTGATAACTTTGACTTTGACAAGGTGACGCAGGTACTCGGCGAATCTTCTTCTATACCTTTTAATATACTGCGTAGTGAATCAGATAGAGACCAGAGAAGAGAACAACGCAATGAAGCTATCATGGCCCAGCAGCAGCAGGAGAACAATCTTAAGAGAGAAGAGATGCTGTTGAAGTATGGTGGTAAACAGATTGAACCTAATAGCCCGATGGCACGAGGAGAAGCATGAGCGACGAAGTATTTATAGATCACGGAGTAACACTGGAAGAGCGATTAGTCTTTAGGAAAACGCTCTTGTCAACTGCAGATGGGCGTTCTACACTTAAATGGCTACTATTAAACTTAGGCTTGTATAAGCCGATCATGAGTGAAGAGGAGGTAACGCTTCACAACTTTGCAATCAAGATCCTGCACATCCTTGGACTAACTACCCAGGGAGATCTGGAGAAAATGATTGATTACTATGAAACTTTAGCTGCGGAAGATGCCCTCAACCCAGCTAAAAGAAATATGCTTAGGAGTAAAATAGATGGAAGTCAACACTGAAGGCTCACAGCCAGACGTAAATGACACGAAGGCCCCAGAGCCGGAGTCTGGATGGATCACCATGATCCCCAAGGATATCGCAGCAGAGAAGACTGATTTGTTTTCCCAGTATGATGGGTTCAATGAGTTTGTATCTGATGCTGTTTCCAAAATGGAGAGATTTGGAGACCTTGAAGGCCAGCTAAAGAATGCGGTAGTTATCCCAGAGTCTGATGATTGGTCCGAAGTTTGGTCAAAGCTCGGAAAGCCAGCAGACGTGAAAGATTATGGGATAGAAGAACAAGAGATTGCAGATGTATTCTTCAATGCTAATCTCACGAAAGATCAAGCCAGGATGTTAGCTGAAGGACTCGGCAATATCCCGCAGCCTACTGATGAGGAAGTCACCAAGCAGAGAGAAGAGCAGTACATGAAGACTCTCTCTAGTCTTAAAGAAAAGTATGGTGATGAGGTTGAGGCAAAGCTCTCAGGAGCCAAGTCCGCAATCCAGAATCTTGGTGGTGAAGAGCTTGTGTCCATGTTGAGTGAGAAGGGATTGGATAATGATCCTGCTATGCTGGATTTCTTTATTAACCTTGGCGGGTTAATGGAAGAAGGACACATACCAATCGGCCATCAGCTTAGACCGAAGTCGAAAGGCTTGGTTGGGATGTACAAATCAATGGATGGAATGACGTAATATGGCATGGAATGTAATGTCAATTGTCGATCTTGCAAAGCGGATGGACGGCGAAGGCTCGATGCTTTATCGCATCGCAGAAGTCATCGCAGAACATGATGAAGCTATGCAGGATGCTCAGTGGGTAGAGTCTAATAGGACTGCTTCTCACGTATCTACCGTTCGAGAGTCACAGCCTTCTGGAACTCTCCGGCAGATCAACCGTGGTGTAACACCTACACTCTCTAAGGTGGGTCAGGAAATCGATTATATCGGTTTCATCGAAGATATGAGTATGGTAGATGACAGACTTATCCGGCTCGCTCCCAATGGGAACAAACAGCAGGTTAGATCTGATGAAGACATCGCACATCTTAAAGGTCTCTCTGAGACAGCTTCCTCTTACCTCTTTTATGGGGATAAGACAGTAACTCCTGGAGCCTTTGATGGCATGGCTACTCGGCGTAATGCCCTTGGGCTTGAAGGGGTCTATGACATGGGTGGAGCTACTTCTACCAGTAACACCAGCATTTATCTGACAACTTGGGGCAGCGACTACACTCATATGCTCTATCCGAAAGGTTCCAAGATTGGTATCGACAAAGAAGACTTTGGCCTTCAGATCGTACCTGATCCGAACAACGCCGGGGCCTATCTTTGACCTTGGTCTTACCGTAAGGTATCCCCGTGGACTCAGCAGGATATGTAACATCAATCCCAATGAGAGCATGACTAACCTCAAGCCTCTCTTCGAGATGATGATTCGTGCTATCAACCATTCTCCCAACCGGGGCAAAGAAGGTAACCTCGTAGCGTACATGAATGAGGACATGTTCAACGTATTCGATATCCTCGCATACGATCAGACTGTTCCCAATGTCTATGCTACTGATGCTGGTGGAGTCAGACAGACTTTCTTCAGGGGTATCCCCCTCAAACGGTCTGACCTCATTGTTAATAACGAACCGATCGTGGCTTAAGGAGGAGAACGATGATCATTGATAACAAAGCATTGTTCTTTGAGAATGAAGATCCGAGTGCTGCTGCTGTATCTGGAACTATAGATCTCTATGGAACCAATATTGCAGAGTGGCCTAACTCGGAACTTCGCAAGAAACCTGGGATTGGTAACGCTTCTAATCTTACTGTTCATGTCGTAGCTTCCAACACTGGAGGCTCTGCCCTTAGCGGGACAGCAGTCATGAATCTGTATATGGAAGATGGTACTGATCCCTCTATTCTTATTCAGTCGAATCAGATCAATGTAACTGAGTGGGAAGAGAACGCAGGGTTTCATCACGTATTTACTGTCCCTTCTGATGTGGAAGGGCGGTATATCAAACTCGAACTTGAGACATTAGCGACTGCTGATACTGCTACAGCCTGGCTGTCAGCTCAGTGATTATAGGCTAATCAAGCTGGAAGGGAGGTGCAGACCTCCCTTTTTTAGCGCTATACTATAAGTATGAAACGTCTAGCAACTCAGAAAACTATCCTCACTACTGCCGAAGGCACTACAATCTATGAACCAGGGGATATAATAGAGACAGAAGAAGAACTTGGGCTGGAGATTGAGAAGACCAACAAGCATACAAGCAACGTCATGCACGACACAGCTGCTTGGAAAGCGGGTAGACCTGTTAAGGTTACGATAGCTGGAGTAACCCGATTAGTCTCCAATGCAAGGACTGGAATCAGTTGGGGGGATATGGATTCTGTTCTTCCTAAGAAGATCAGGGAGAAGAGACAGAAGATAATCAAAGAAAGGATGAAACAGGAGAGAGTATGATATACGAACATGGGATTACGAAAGTTGCTAACTTTGCTTTGACTGCACTAGGGAAGGATAGGATTCAAAGCATTGACCAGGACAATGATTCAGCGAACATCATCAAGATGTACTATGCAGTTATATTGAATAAGATCCTGACTGACTACGATTGGAACTTTGCGAGACGTACAGTTGACCTGACTCAGGTAGTACCTCGTGATGAATATAAGAACTATCGGTACTCGTTTGCATTACCATCTGACTTTGCAGGAGTGCGAAGAGTTATTCCAGAACAGTACTATGAGATCTATGACAACGCTACATTGCGATTAAACGCTCCAGCAACAAGGACAGTTCAGGTTGTTGGTGAAACAATTGATGACATCATTGATGTAGAGCAGGAGTTTGTTGAACTCACCTATACAAAGAATGATCTTGATCCAATGAAAATGAACTCGTCATTTATCCTCTATCTGGCGTACTCAATAGCAGCAGAGACATGTATTATCTTCACAGGTAATCTTGAGCTTGATGGGTATATCAAATCGTTAGCTTCAAAGTATGGGGTTGAGGCAGAGATGGCTGATTCTACAAAGAGCCGACATATAGAGTACGGGGAGAAACCTCCTTGGAGTTATAATAGAAACGATTATTACCGAGAAAGATTCAGAGATGGAGGACCGTATGCTACAGAGAGTTTCCTTGGGCCGATGGACACAAGGTGAAGCGTCACAAAAAAGTATTGGAGATTATGATTTAGAATCCTACCCTTATACTGCTCGGTATGTTAATAACTTCCTTGTCAATTCCCAGGCTAAAATAACCAGACGCCCGGGATTTGTTATGCAGGATACAGTAACTGAGAAGCCGGGCCGATTGGTTCCTTATATAATTGCTGGAGTGACTTACTTGGTTCACTTCTATATAGATGGTGTTGAGCTGAGGTTTAAGATCTACTCCATGCAAGACACTCCTTTTGGTAGAAGGCTCAGTGCTTCAGCAGAATCTGTTCTTGTTTATACCTACACAGAGGATGATTTCAACCAACATCCTATTCCCGGCGTTGCTATAGATGGCTCGCCATTCATTCTTGCCGCAATCCCCGATGAAGATACTTTAACAGCACATCTTAAGCTGCTCTCCTATGTTCAAGTAAGAGAACATATGTATATCACCCAGAGATACATGAAGTTCCCCGTGCATATTTTCTATGATGAGACGGGGGAGTACGGACCAACCCAAGGAGATGCTGGATGGGTCGCTCTCAACTATTTAGAAGAGCATGATAATGAATCTACCCCGGCTTATGTAACCAACTATGTCGATGTATGGTGGGATAGCACAGAAGATCCGGGAAGATGGAGGAAGACTGTCACCCCGAACCTTAATGAAGGAGCTGAGGGATTAGGGTATATGCCCTATACGGGGAATAAGCCTATAAATAGATATGACGAAGTTCCAAAAACAATGGAATACTTTGTCAGTGTCACATTCATATATAATAGGATTGTACTAGTAAGGGAGAATATTGTTCATTGCACTACAAATGGTGACGAAACGCAGGTAGGTTGGCAACTTCGCCCAGAAGTAGCCAGTTATAGCTATGAAGATGCTGATGAACTACCTCCGGAACTATTGATATCAGACGCATTCAATAACCAGATAGGCTCAGATCTCGGGCAAGAAGAATTATACTGGGCATCTTCAGGGAAAGCGCTCTTTGGTGGAGCAAACAATGGGATATGGGTACTCTCAAACAACCAAGCTGGCGGCTTAAATGCTATCAATCCCCTTATGTACAAGGCTCTCTCTGAAGCAGCTCACTTTGTACCGGGGAAAAGCATTGGGGATGCCTTTGTTTACTTCCAAAAGCCTGGGAATACATTAAAAGAACTCTCTTTCACAGACAGGACAATGGGTTATCAGTCAAAGATACTCAACTATTTTGCAGATCATCTGTTCGAAAACAGCAAACCAGTAGAGATGGTGGTGCAGAGGAGCCCTTACAACATAGCGTGGATACTTAATGATACCGGGCAGCTATCAGCCATGACGTATGACCAGGCCCTTGAGATAAACGGGTGGGCAAGAATCTCTTTTGGGACAAAGTATACCGGGAATGAGAATGAAGGTGGTACTGTCTCTACGATTGCAGTGTACTCGGATGGAGAGATAGACCGGCTTGCTGCAATAGTGAATAGAGATGGTACAAACTACATGGAACTCATGGATGTCACTGTCGATTATAGAGAAGATGTTCTCTTCCTTGATAGTTCCAGTAGACTGGAGCTTCAGAGGACACAAGTCACATTGATTGATAGAGAGCCGACCAAAGAGATTAAGATCCACTGTGAGAATGCCTTAGATGTAGGGGACCATGTGAGGTTTGAGGGCTTTGAGCTGGATGATTACTCAGTTGAATCCTTTATCTACGGCATATGGGAAATAACTCAAGTAGATCCAACGTATATCATGGTCAAAGACACCTACAATATAGGGTACAACGGGACAATGACATACAAAACGCTTGGTGAAGTAGTAAAGGTATACAAGGACATGCCTATTTCACTGCTTCCATACCTTCCTTCCCTGCCTGGAAAACATATTAAGTGTGTGATGGATAAGATCCCTTACGACATCATGATGAACTCTCAAGGAGTGATACTCGATACCACCGTTGAGGTTGAATCAGGGCAGGACTACCCGGAACTGGGGATATGGTGGAACTCTATAGATCTTGGCTTTGGTTATGAATCTATCTTCTCTCCTTACATCCTCAAGAAGCAGATATATAGAGGTAAGATCAATGAGATGGAACTTGAAATATACAAGTCTATGGGAGGAAAGATTGGAGTAGCTGATATCACATGGGATTACAAGATTGACATTAAAAGAATTGTTGATATCACTTATCCGATTACATACGATAAGGGCCAAGCCTTTACGGGAACGGTTAAACCAGCGATAGTAGGCGGTTACTCAGATGATCCGTTGTGGTTCATCTATGTATCAGATGGAGTGCCGTTCAATCTATCAAGCGTCATATTCTATTTGGAGGCGAACTAATGATTGGTGGAATAATAATGGGGATTGCTGCATTAGCAGGTGGTATAATCAGTGGCATAGGAAACTCCATAGGCCGTCATCAGAGAACAGATGCTAGAAATATAGCTATTGCTACGGCAAGACGAGAATCAATCCAAGGTCAGCATCAAGTCACAATGAACACGCTGAGCTTCACTCAGGATTTAACAATGATTGTAGCTAACAGTGGCGTATCTGCTGACTTCGGTACTGCCAGGCAGAAGAGACAGCTTGCTTATCAGGCGAATATTGCACAGATAAATAATATTGAAGAAGACTTCCAAGACTTCAAGGCTCATACAGAAGCAGACGATAGAGCAGATAGAATCAACACAGGCTTCTCTATCTTTGGTGGGATGTTGGGGGCTACAGCGAATGCAGTCGGCCAGTTCGCAGCAGGGAGTTATAAGAAGCAGACAGAAGATTACTACCAGAAACTTCTGAACACAAACTACGGGAAAGTCCCGGCAGTACGCTCAACCACAGGCGGTACATATGAGAACAATCTTTAAGGAGAACAATGATGAGACTTCCAGGTAGCCCTGTAACATATCAGAGACAACAGCAGACAGTGAGTACTCCATCAATAAACCCCAACCCGATACTGGCAGGGATTCAAACCGCTTCAAATGCTTACCAGAACAGCTTGGCTATTAAAGATGACTATCAAGAGCAGCTCAATCAAGCCGAAACAAATCTTGCTACTCTTCAACTCTCTGACTGGGCGAATGAGTTCTATAGCAATATAAATGATCCTGCTTCATTGCAAGAATACTTTGGGCATACTCCAATGGCAGAAGTCCTAAAAGGAGTAGACTATGATTTACTTTCTACCGACAGTTCGTATGCTCAAACTATATATCGCAAGGGAGTGGATGCTGCTGCGAAGAACATCACAGACATCACAGCAAGAGGAACATTCACCACAGCACAGTACCTTAACTTTGAACAAGTAGAGCCTACTTACAAAGCTGCTGCTGATGCCACCACCCAGTTTAGAGCAAAGCTGGCTTCTATAGATGCAATGGAAGCAGAGTTCTCAACCAATGGGTTCACTCCATCATTGCTCAGTATGGCAGACAACATGTATGCCCAGGGACAATTAGGGATAGGCCCTGAAGCTATACAGTCTTTGGAAGCTATCGTAGAGAACTTTGGGGGGAGATCTCAAGCAATATACATTTCACATCTAATTGAGGATACGTTGCAGCCTAAAGATGAAAATGGGAATCCTGTGCTCAAAGCAAAGACTGAAGGAGAAGCAAAGATTCTCGTTAATGCAATCCAAAGTTTCTCTGAACCAGGGAGTAAAAGTTATCTGTCTGCCGAGCAGATAGAGAAGGTGAAAACGGCTGCTATCAGTAACATGGTCTCACTGCAGGGGGCTTATGAGACATACAAGAAAGAGGCGGATCAGAATTGGCTGGATGCTCAATGGGCAAGGATAGACCAGATAAAGTACTCAGAAGAACTCAGTGATTCAGAAAGAGTAGAGTACGCATTAAATGAACAAGCCAGGCTGACAGCTTTAGTTGGAGCAGATAGAGGTTCAGTTGAAACAGGAAGCTCTGTTATCCCGACAGTAGGGTTGGGTATCGCCGACTCAACAAAAGTGAATGCGATGCTAAAGAACCTTGACAGTTATATCTCTAATGGTGGAGCTGATGTCAGTGATCAGACAGCTTACAATGAAGCGATGTCATTGATGACGAACCCTGCTATGGATATCAACAACAAACTTCAAGTATATCGGGAGGTGTATAAACCAAATCTCAGCAGAGAAGATGATAGATATTTTGAGAAGCGCCTTTCCCAAGATATGGACGCAACTATCCAAGGGATAAAGAATGATGCTTATGCCCAGATGAAACGCATAGGGGCCTCTGAGACGGACATGATAGACCTTGGCATTCAGATGGCTGACTACATAGATGGCGTAGCAGGGCAGCAGGATATCAATCAGACACGGGCAGGAGTCCTTGAGCTGGCTACTAACTTCACCCTTGAAAGGAACCTCTTAGATAAAGCAATCGCTAAATACAATACTGAAGGCTATGACTTCATGACCTCTCTGGCTTCTGCTTCCATGACGCCCTATGACAGCCCCTCCTTCCGTTTCAATGACAAAGATTTGAACCATATACTACAGCTGACAAATGAGGGGACCTTCAATGGACAGGCTGCTCATAGACAGAACATGTCAATCCTTAAACCTTTATCGGATGCAGTTGAGACAGAGTTTGTGAACTCAGTGGATAATGGAAACATCAGATTAAACAAAGCAGACTACACCCTGAACCCGAACGGGACTATTGCAACTGTCACAACTCTTGATTACTCAGGGAAACCAGTGATTGCTATCTTCCCCACAAGAGACAAACAGATCTATGACGGGCTTCCCGAAGTAGAGATCTATAGGGTTGAACCTTCAGAAATGGAGTACCGAGTAACTCCAGAAGGCCAGCCTAGGATTAAAGATGGAACATTTAATTTTGGTGGTTTCCAGAGATCGGCTACATTCTCATACATAAGAGATGATACATATCCCAATTACTTTGTTGGCTATGTGGGGCCTAATGGGAACCTCACTGCAATGCCTAAAGATGATCAGGGAAACTACGTCCAGTATAGCGGATATGAAAGGAGAGTATTCTACAATGAAGGCGGGAGAGTACCCCTCACCGTCACAACAGGAGAACTTGTTACAGATGAAGAAGGCAACCAGGTATACGAGCTGACCCCCAATAGAATACTGAACCTTCTTACCGCAACAGACCCGTACGCAGTAGGTAGATAATATGAGTGATACACAGCAGCTTCCAGTAGAGGTTCAGCCTGATAATATCCTTGGGGTACAGGATGCTCCGATAGATATTAACAATGTGACTGTCCAGGGAATCATTCCTTCAACAAGTGTTACTGACGCATATGAGGGAGACCCAGAAATAGACACCCGCATGAATGAGGCTCAAGGGGCCATCATGGGTTTTGCTAACCTAAGTGGTGACATAGGAGACAAGTCACTCCGGCTCCCTCTAGAGAAGATAGAAGCCTCTGAGTTCATAGGAGCTATCAGTGGAACAGGTACTACATATGCCTATCAGCACTTTGCTGGTGTTGTTTCTCATCTCTACCCCAACATGCCCGCCAACCCTAATAAGATCAACGATATCAAATACACCCTCAAGAAAATGAGGGATCTCCAGAATGATATCTCTAAGATGGAAGAAGCCTTCAGAGCTGGAGAGAGAACTCCAAGTTTCACGCAGCGTTTAACTCAGATGAAATCACAATACGTTGATCCTCAGACTGTCATAGATGCCTTGCCTGTTGGCCCTACCCGTAAGTACTTCATGGAGAAGATGGATGTAATCAAACAGCAGTACGGCATCAACACGCCTCAAATGATTAAAGCAGCCCTTGATGGAGTTACCGCAGCAGCAGCCACTGAGTTAGCTGGAACGGGCCTTGGCCTTGCAGTAGGGCTTCCAGCTGGTGGAGTAGGGGCATTGGCTACAGGGCCGACAGCAGCAGTAGCAACCGCTCCATTTGCAGTGAAGGCAGGAGAAGCAGCATTCACATATTCACTAGGAGAACAGATATACAAACAAGAAGCAGCTTCTACTTTCTTTGAGCTGTATATGATGAATCAGGAAAGCCAGTACCCCATGAGTGAAGAGAACATGCAGGAGCTTTCACGCATCAGCGGTGCATTTACTTCAGTGTTGGAAATGATTGATGTGAATACGGGGGCAGAGAAAGATGTTAAGGACTCTATTCTCTCTATCCTCAAGAATCCTTTAGGGAAGAAGACATATGCCAAGCTCTTGATGGAACTAGGTGGCTCACTAGCAAAAGAAGAGTTCTTTGAGATAGGCACAGAAGAAGCACAACAGCTTGTTAATTGGGTAATCAATGATACAGCAAATGAACTGACCAGCAACCCTGATGCACAGGGTGATGAGTCAATGGCGAGGAAGTTTGTTACTCACTTAGACTCTATCCTCTCTGCTTCCAACTGGAGAGGTCGGCTCAAAGAGATGGCTCACATAGCAGAGGATACAGCATGGGGAGTTCTAGGGCAGTCAGGGCCTATGCTTCTTTCCACTAAGCTGGGCAAGAGAGTATGGCAAGATATAACAGATAAGAGGACTCCCTTAAATAGAGAAGAGAGGCAGACTCTTAACGATCTGCCTGATATGGCTGGAATCTTTGTTGATCCTAACAATACAGATAGAGTATTCACTCCAAAGAATATCAGTAATGAAGATGTGAATAAACATGGAGCTATCCTTGCTGATGTTCTTATGAAGAGCCCTAAGATGGCAGGGTATCTGAGCCCAGGGCAGATAACTGTGCTTACCGAGTTCATGAACCGTAACAAGAAAGATGCAGAGATGAGCTCCTACTTCTTCAGAAGGACAGGCTATACCATCTCAGAGCTGGAAGCTGCATCTGAAATGATAATTGTTAATACCAAAGAGAGAGAAGCCAGGGTTGTCAGAGCAGAAGGGATGCTGGCTGCTATGGTCCCCGAACTAAGGATTGATGGGGAGTTCTCCTATGTCGCATTAGATAAGAATGAAGCTCTTGATTCTTCTGTTAAGGGAGCCGAAGTCAAGGTCACATCAGATGATAACAATTCGACTATTCTGATTGAGGCTAAGACAGAGGATGGATCTGCTCAGTACAGCTATAAGGCTAATGAAGACGGCTCACTACAGATAGTAAACATTAAGGCATCTGGTTTAGACAATGTTGAAGTAGCCGATATAGCTACCAAGCTGCTGAAGATCAACCTTGCCGAAGAGTCTGCTATTGTAATGACTCCGGTAGAGAAGCAAGCCTTTGATACTTTAATGAAGTTCAAGAGAAAGAAGAGAGAGACCATCTCTACTAAGGATATAGAGGAACACAACAAAGCAATCACAGTAATAGAAGAGCTACAGAAGAAGCTGGCTACTAATAAGACAGAGAGTGATGGGCTATATAAGAAGCTCAGGACGATACAGTACAAAGCACGACACCAGTATTCAGACTCAACGCAACTCAGGCCAGAAGATGTACAAGTATATACAGGGGAAAGGTTCTACCCTCCTGTTCCGGTAGATGAATCATTGGCAAAGAGTGAAGATGATATTGTTATTGATGATTTGTTCAATGACTTCTATACCATACTGAAAGATCCAACAATCTCTGATGATATGAGTACTGAAGTAACGAGAGCCATCATCGAGCTTGAGAACTTTGTGAAGATGCGCAGTGAACTTGAGCGATACAAGAGTGGAGAGTACACAGAAGAGAAATCAAAACTCTTTACTGGAGAGAATGAGAATACAAGTGATGCGTTTGTAGATAGCCGGGATGCAGTTGAGCGTAATGAATATCTCAATGAGATTCGTATAAAGATTGAGACCTATAAGAACAAACTCAGCACAAGAAGAAAAGAAGTTGATGGTATTGTTGGGCAGAACCGTTCTAACCTTTCTAAAGAACAAGAGAAAACTCTTGCTGCTTTTCAGGACTATGAGCGGAGAGTAAACAAGTTGATTGAGAGAGAGATCGCAGCGATTGATCTTGTAGAGAAGGATACCAACACCTTCAAGACGCATGAAGAAGACAAGCTCTCTCATAAAACATTTGTTGATGAGCTGCTATCTATTGATGTTGCTCTTCAGGGGGCCATTGAATATATGGCAAGGCTCCGCAAGTATATCAATGAGATCAACAACATCGACATCCAATCTTTTAATGAAGTAGCCCGTGATAAGAGGATGCAGCTGCTTGATCGGTATGTATCTTTGAGAGATGAAGTCTTAACAAAGAGAGAGACAGCTTATAGGAGACGGCTCTCTAGTATCCGTCATGGCAAGCTGGAAGGATTCAATGCTTTCCCATTTGAAGACCTTCTCTCTGAGTTAGACAATAGGATCAATGCGATTGCCAGTGATGAGATTGATAGTGTAAGGACTACAGCGAATCTCACAGGCGACTACAAGGCTGCTACTCGATCCAACACAGCATTCATTCTTTACAACGAGACAGTACTCAATGATCTCTTCAGGCTCCATGAGAAGAGACGGACAGTAGATTCAAGCGACTACTATAAAGATGTAGCCTCCAATGCAAATAGATATCGGCATGAACTGAATGGGCTGACTAGGAAATACTTTGGTGAAAGGGAGATTTCAGCCAGTGATATAGCAAAGTTGATTGAAGATACTATTAGTATTGCCGGGGCTAACTATATGACTCATGTAGCCGGACAGTCTCCTTCAACCCTTGCTATCCCTGTAAAAGATTTACTCACAGAGCTGAACCCGACAACCAAGACTAAAGAGTCAGCAGTGATAGAGAAGAAACCTTGGCCTAAAGCAATCTCTTCTTCCTTTGCTTCTCTTAAAGATACCTTTGATAAGGATAAGGAACTATTAAAACAGGGCATTGCTACCCTTGAACTCCTCATCACTGACGCAAGAGACGCCAAGCATATTATTGATAACAATTGGGCTCCTGGCATGAGTGTTGCAGATCAAGTGAATTATGTAGAGGGATGGTTTGAGTATCCTTTTATGATTGAAGAGATTCATGAGGATGCCCTGGAGTTAGCCCGTAAGCTGATGGGCTACTATGCAGAGACCACTACTCTGGCTAACAAGCTGGAAGATATCAACACTGCATACAGGCACAATACAGGATATCCAGTCCACGATCTTTCAGATATCAATATCATCCTTGATCAAGTCACGAACCTCTACAACAACGTTATAGGAAGCGTACCTCCCATCATAGAGAACAGAGACAAGATAGAGCTGAGGCTTTATGACGAGGCCAAGGAAAGGAAAGAAGAGCTGCTGCTCTCTAACATAGAAGCCGAACGAATAGAAAGACTTGAGGCCAGGAAGAAAGCATTAGAGGTTAGAGAAGAAGGGCTGCCAACATTAGATGAGTTAGTGGATAGACAGGACACACTTGAAGATGACGGTGACTATAAAGACCTGGACTATGAAGAAGATCTCTCTATTGTCGATACGCAGCACATAGACCCCATTGCTTACATTGAGCAGCTAGGAATCCTTGAGGCTCCGAAGTACACAAAACTTGATGAGAAAAGAATACTCAAGGCCAACATAACAAACAGAGCTAAGAACAAAATGGCTACTGAGATCAGTAAGTTTGAACAACTCATTGCTGATGGGCATGATAAAGAAGCCGTGATGAAGAGGCTCAAAGGAGAGCTTAGAACCTTCGCAAAGAAAGTAGGGAAGTATTACAAGAGTAAGCTGAGTGATACCTACACGGAAGCGGAGAAGGATGCTCTTGGTTATTGGATGCAATCGGTGACTTCTATTGATGGAGCATTCCAAGCAGGACTATTTGATAAGAGCCAGTACACTTCCCTTCTCTCTATGATCCAATCATTAGATATTGATTCATTAGATCCAGAAGGAAGAGCAGCTAAATACACAGAGCAGGTAGCTGAAGTAATCGGACTTGGGACTACAATGATGCAGGAACATGCTGAGACTGTAACCCCTGAAACAATCAGCGAGAAGAAAGACTTTGCTGTTAAACACAACAGTCCATTTGACAAGAGAGTATTCTTTGAGAGAAAGAAAGCTGCTGATATAGCAGAAGAAATCTTAGCACAGATAAAGGGTACGATGAGTGGGGAGCTGTCACAGGGCTACTTAGCCACCTATGCCAACCGTGTTTACAATGCGGGCTTACTGAGCAATAGAGCCTTAGAAGTAGCCAGAGGGCTCATATACCAATTAGATAATCTTTATGAAGACAAAGAACTGGAGTCTATTGCTCTTGATACGATCAGATCATTCATTGATTCAATGGTGAAAGAAGTAGCCATGTTCCGTGACCTTGATGTGTTATGGGGCCGTTATGAGAACAAAGAGATTAAAGATACTGTTGATGAACGGAAGAGCTTACTCAATGAGTTCGACACTTACATGCAGCTTCATCGGATAGACAATGAAGATAAGGCTGCTGCTCTGACATACATTGATATGATCTCCAGGGACATAGAGAAAGCCAGAGTGTTGGAGATTGTTGCTTTCACCGAAGAGCTTGAGAACCTTGTGAGAGACTATACTCTTGAGGCAGCCAAGTCGAATGATCCTCTTGTGAATAATCTCATTGCTCTCTCCTTCCACGCCAAGTTCAACGAGATGTTCTATGCGGAGATCACGAAAGAGAACAACATAGAAGTAGAGAGACAGATTAGGGAGAAGACAGTAGAGGGTACTCCGATAAGAGACGTCTATGATAATGTTGCTATCAAGGCGCTTGAGTTCTATACCCGTCCTGAGCTGGCTCCATTCACTGTTCCTAAGTACAACTCCAATATTGTGAGATCGGCTTACTCAGATCATTACAAGGCCATCCTCAACTTAGCTGACTACTACAAACAGCATGGTGTCATTACAACGAATCAGTTCTCTAAGATTAGAAAGAAGCTGATGACAAAGAACAAGTTCTTCTATTCCTCTGATGGGACAAGGAAGTACTACGATGTTCTCAATGGAGCCAAGGCAGCCGGAGGAGACCGAGCTGACTACAGACAAGCCTATAACGATGCTGTGGCTCACTTCAAATCAGTAGAAGATCTGATTGCTTACAGCCTTGATTCCAGCAAGATGGGAGAACTGGAAGCGAAGGAAAAAGAGGCGTTAAACAAGGCAATAGAAGTATCTGAAGCTGGTGATATTGATGAACGGCTCTCTAAGATGATGGATAGAATAGTCAACGTAGAGCGCTATAACCTCAATAAGAACGTTCCAGACTCAGAAACAATCACTACTTCATACGTCCAGATGGAAGGAATAGCAAAAGAGTTTAAGAGGCTAAAATCGTCTCTTAACGAGATTGAGCTTACCCAGGGTGAACACTCTCTTATGAACAATAAGAGCAAGGAATACTTAGATAGAAGGCTGGAAGCCGAGACACAGATAAACAATCTTATCAATGAAATGCTTGGCATCTACAGCCAGGTTGAGGCATCAGGGATTAAGTACAAGAGCGTTAATGATGAGATGGCCTTCAGGTTCAATCAGGTTCCCTTCGATCTATCCAAGCATCAAGCCTTGTTGAATACGATCTCTGACATTATGGGCGCCATAGGGGGGAGAGTCCCTGACATTGTGAACCTTGAGTCCTCTTCTCCTTTCTTCAACCATGAAGAGATTAGAGAAGAAGACAAAAAGATCCTGGATATCTCCAAGAAGAAACTGTTTTCTATTGATAAGAAAGAATCTAAAAACATTGCTTTCTTACGGACATTGGAAGATGCCAAGAATGGCATCCCAACCAGGGTTAAGGAGAGAGCTACCCCTGATAAGCTGCCAGAAGTATATAAGACTTCAGATGATGCGAGAGAGAACGCTGAGGGGGTCTACCAGAAACTTACTGATGAATGGGATAAGGCCAGGGCCATCATCACATCACGAGCTATCCTGTCTGAAACAAATGTAGAAGCAGAGATTGATAAACTGGATAAGATTCGTTATGACCTGTCTTCTCTTGCCTACTCACCACTCTCTGACGAGGAAGTACAGAAGAGAACTGATAAGCTCTATGATGATTATCGAGAACTATACCATGCTCTCTCTGGGATACAGTGGGGGGATCTTGAGTTCAGCTCTCCTCAAAGCTATGTAGTTGAGTACAAGAAGAAAACGGCTACTCCTACTGCTCACACTATCGTCAAGGCTCCTTTATACCAAAGCCTGTATGAGAAGCATCAAGCGATCAAAGAGGATATAGCTCCTCTCAAGCAGTTCCTCAAGGATATTAAAGATAATCTGGACAAGGATGCAATCGCTTCATTCGAGAAGATGATGCAAGACATAGAAGCAACAGAGAATATGGCAGAGAGATATAAGATCAAGAAGATGTACCTTGATACCTTTGCTGCAACTTATGGATATGACAAAGAAGCCGGGACCTTGAGCTTCCAAAAAGAACTTCCGATAGAGGAAGCAGAGAAGATAGCTAAGAGTCTTTCCAGAGACAACCCTTATACCGCTGAGTATGAAGCCCTTGTAGCTAAGATGCAGGAGGCTGTAGCTACTAACCAGAAAGCCATAGACTCCGGGCTCACTCCCCCGATAGACATGGCTCACTATAGGACCCTCATTGAAGCATATCAGAAGAGGTTAGAGCTTTATGGCGTTGAGTATGATCCGGTTATTTTTGGAGATGAGGCTGACTATAGCAAACAGACAGACTTGATCCCTTCCAAGAAGATCCAGGTATCAAAGAAAAAGAAGAGGGGATATGTCACCAAGAGTGATACAGTTCTTCCCCTCTATAAGGACTGGCATGACCTCAAGCGTGGTGTGATAAATGCTGAACGTATCATGAGAGGACAGACACAGAATGTAGCAGGAAGGCTGAGTGCATCTGAGGCTGAAGAAATCATGCGGCTCACTAGGCAGCTGGGAATCATAAAGAATGATGCTTTTGTCTTTGAAGGTGATGAGCATATACAGCAGATCAATCAGACTCTTGATAGGTACAACGCCATAGCAAAGAGATTCAACGATATCTTCACTGACAAACTCAAATCAATACGGATAAGAGAAGAAGAGCTTGTTAATGAAATGCTCTTTGATTATGAGTTGGCACCAGAGGATAGAGCTGACGTACTTCAATACATAGAATCACTCTCTACTCTCTCTCAGGACTCAGTGAAGCTCAGGGACCGGCTACTGGACATCCAGAACAAGATAGAAGGCCCTGATAATATCCAAGAGACTACTTATGAGTACGATGAGAGTGGCGCCAGGGTAGAATCAGGAACCAAGAACATCCGAGTAAGGAAGAACCATTGGAGAAGAATCAGAACAGAAGCCGTTAATACTCATCTCTCTCAAGTGATGGTGATGTGGAATGAGATCTATACCAAGATAAGTGAGCTGCAACGTAAGGGGGCCGAGCATAACGCAGTCGCTCCTTATAGAGAGATGCTTGCTGAGCTGATGAACATGGCTTACAACACACTTGAGTTCAGCAAGATCAACATGAAGGATGTATCTAAACTCAAAGACCAGATGATCTTTAACTTCCTTGACTTCAACTATAGGAGTGATGCGAAGCTGAATAAGAACTCTCTCTATTCCTTTGTAGATATCATGAGTGACGTTCTCCAGTCTATTAAGAATCAGGCAGACATCACGGCTACTCTCACCAGTGAAGCTACCCTTGGGAAGAAGCAACGGCTGATAAAGAAGAAAGTCTATCAGCACAACATTACAAGGCAGAACACCAAGATAGCTCAGATAAAGAGCGTGCAGGATGCCCAGGCTGCCCGTGTAGGGAATGTACTGGAAGAAGCCCGTATGTATCAGAAGGCTGTCAATGAGTCCTCTGGTGAAATGATAAGCATGCTGATGAGACTCTATGATTCGATCAACCTCATTGAAAATAGAGAAGAAATTATAAGGATCTCTGCTCTTGCCGGGCTTTACACTGACCCTAACCTCCGGGCTACTGGAGGGATTGACCCTGATACATACAAGAGCCTCCGCTACGACATCGAACTCGATAAGTTGAACAAGCTCTCCTTCAAAGAACTCTCTAACTACTACAAGTTGGTGCTTGAAGTAGCCAAAAGGGATGCAGCGATGCTCTCTATGCAACTAGAAGACGAGACTGACCTTGGATATCGGGACTTAGCACGGCTTGTAGCCGATGATATAAAGAAAAACTCTGCTGTTGCTGACCCAGACACACAGAGAGAGCGCTTCAGAGACCTTAAAGATCTCTTTGACATGGCTCATGGGTATAATCTATTGGTTGAGAAGATATCAGGGCGTGGTTCCCTTGTTTACAAGCTCCTCTTCAGTGACCCACACAGAGGGCAGCAGCTGGCTGATGCTTACGTTAATGAAATAGATACTGCTTACGCTCAGGATATGGAGAATGCCCGTATAGCGGACAAGAAAGCGTACTTCAGTGAGGTCGTGGGAAAGATTGGGAAGTTTAATGTGACCAAAGAGTTTCTTTTGACCATGAAACAGAACAGAAGGGTTGCGGATAACTGGGCTAAGATTAAAGAGAACACTTTGTTCTTTGATGACGGCATTCATAGATCAAGGAAGTTCACCAATCAAGAAAAGAACCAATTGATAGAGATGGTTGATGGTTATCGGCTCACTGAACAGGATGAAACAGTCCTCAAAGCATTCCAGAACTACATGGATAAGCTCTACTACCTGGCGAATGAACGATATGTAGACATCTATGGCAAGGAGTTGCCCCGTAATAACTTCTATATCCCATTGTTCCACACCACAGAATACTCTGCTGTTGGTACAGAGCTGATGAGAGAGAGCAATAATGTAGAGAACAACATACTTTCTACCTTTGCTGTTGGGATGATACGAGAGAAAAAGAAGACCAATGCGCCTGTAAAGATCACTTCTATGGGAAACTATCTTAGATATGCCTCACATAACGCATCTAAGTTCTACTTTATGCAGAAAGAACTGATCAGAGCGAATGCTGTATTGACCTCTGGAGCAGTAGCCAATGCTATACGAGGCCACATCTCTGAAGACTACTACAATCTGCTGCTTAAAGGGCTCAAACGATGGGGTGGGAACTACGAGGCCATGACAAACATGGACAAGTTCATTGCTAGGGCAGCCAAGACCTTCACACAAGGCATTGTCTTTGGAAATGGGTTCATTGCCATGATGCAGTCATTCAGTATCTGGACGAATATTTACACAGGAGCACCACATATTGTACGGGCTATCTTCGATGCAACCATAAATCCTAAGAAGATCGACATGATTCTCAACGATAATTCTTACTACCGGAATAGAGCTAAGAGAGGTGGGCAGGATGCTCTTGCTTATCTTGATCAAATCTATGGGGGAAGAGACTTCACTACCGGGCAGTCACGTTGGCACAAGATGAATACATGGATGACGAGGAATGTAGATAAGCATACTATCAGGATTGGTATGTATGCTGCCTTCAATGAGTTCTTAGACAATGTAGAGAGGGGTTACTTCAAAGAAGAGATAAAGAATCTCATGGATATAGACGATAGAGCGATAGAGTTTCTAAGAAGCGATGTGAATATGCGCAAGCAAGTAGCCTTGGAGTATGCTGAGATGACTCAGAGAAATACTCAGCCACAGACAGACACCCAGTTCAGGAGCGAGCTGCAGTCAGAGCCCAAGTTTAAGTTCCTCACAATGTTTGGAAGTTTTGTACAGGCCATGAACGACTTGCAATCAAGGACCTTACATGCCATGAAGAGAGGAGAGAAAGGGGCTACACTGGCCTATGTGAAGACTCTGGCATCACTCTACATAGCAATGCCTATGCTATCCGGCTTACTGGACGTAGGCCGAGGGAAGTTCTTTAATTGGATAGAGGGAGGAGAAGACGATGATGATCCATTCTGGCAGCTCTTCCTTGAGAACTATCTACTTCGGGCTTCTACAGGCTACTTCTTTGGAATCAAGGATGTTGTTCCTGATATCTATCGCTACATAAGAGGAGAAGCCGGTGTTGACCTTGGAATGCCTAATCCCATAATAGACGTTATCAATACGATGCTATGGACTGGGAAAAGTTTAGTGATTGCTCTCTCTTATGGGATGGAATCTCCGAGAGGAGCAGCAGCAATGAAGCAGGGAATTAAAGGGATGCTAAAGATGGCTTCTCTCACAGGATTCGTAGGGTATCAGCCCTTATGGATTATCAATGGTATAATACAAACGGCAATTGAGTAGGAGGCTTTATGGCATTTTCACAGCAAGTTTCATTTATGACATATCTTGACACCACAGGAACTGAGTACCCGATAACTGAGTTCTACTTCTTATATAACGAAAGCATTAAGTGCCGGATATATTTAGATGACGGAACATATCAAGACCTAATTTATGGGGATACGGCTGACTATATAGTGGATAAGAAGACAGTCATCCGTAAAAGTACATGGCCTCATGGAGTTCTCTTAATCTACAGAGAGAATGAATATGAGCAGAACACTTCATATAAAAATGCAGAGGTCGTATTTGATAGAGAGCAGCTAGAAAAACAGCTGGACTATATCACGATGCTCATTCAGCAGAACAAAGATGTAATTGATAGAGCTATTATTTCTCCTCTTCAGGACAAAGGGCTGCTGGTGCTTCCCGTAGACAGTGAACGCTATGCAAAGTTCATAACCTTTGATGCTCTAGGGAACCTGGTCCTCAGACACTTGACCACTGCTGATGTTGGCGTTGTCTCTATCTCATGGAATCCCAATGAGGACAGCTACAACCCCGGGGTACTGGTGGAGTATGACGAGGACTTATGGATCGCAGTGAACCCCGTGACAGGGAGCCCCCCTGACCTTCTTAATCCAGTTGAGTGGAAGAGATTCCTTGTGGATGAGTATTCAGTAGAGTATGTCTGTGATGCCTGGACCAAGACAACAGAGTTTCCTGTTGATGGTGACGAGCTAGTTGTTGGTGAGCTTATCGGGGACGG